GCCTCACGCCTTGCCACTACGTTGAACGGGTCACCGGCTTCCCATTTTTCGTAGTCGGCCATTAGGCACACCCATTCCGCAGCATCTTGCGAATCACTGTTTGAAACATACTGCATGACAAATGATCTATTTTATAGAGAACTTTTGCAAAGTTCTCGCTTTTGTTTTTTAACTCAAATCATATCGAGAAAACTGCCAGCAAGCCAGGTGGAACTTTTGGGGACGCTCCACGAGGGAGCGTCCCCCACTTCGAGTTCCACTGTCAAGCCCTTTGCCAAAGTGGAACTATTTAAGTAGTTCCAGAACAGTTCCACCAGTTCCACTAAGTTTGGCTTTTGTGTCGATGGTTTGTATGAGTTTAATCGTCAAAATTAGGCTAAGAATTTCTTTTTTTCCGTCTAATTCAGACACTAAGTTAAACTAATGCGGTATAGCGGTACGTTTTTTATTCATGCGGTATTGTGAACATCCGAATTACCGTACTGCATGGCTCAAAACCATGCGGTACGGAGTACATAATCCTTAAGGCGTACTGCATGAAACGTACCGCATGAAAACAAAGAATTATTTAGCATGAAAAGAGCCATTTTTCTCATGTGGTACGTTTTGCGTACCGCATCAAACTGTCTTTTATTTTTGATTTCCTCTCATCTGAGGGGTCTGCGATTCTGACCGCGTGCGTGTGCTGCTTCTCGCGTTTCTCGATCTCCGGGGCACTTGCGGTCAGACTAACCGCGATCAGTCCGCGCACGATCATGCTGTCGATGATCGCGTTTTTTGCGTTTTTGCTGCCTGTCGGGATCAGTTCGCAGAGTTCATTCTTTGTTCTGTACTCTGAGCGCGATAGAGACGCAAGCTCTGCGAGTATGGTTTTCTCGCAATCTCCGACGTACAGGTCTTGCGCTGCTTGTTTGCCCATGCGCGTCAGCTCTTCTTTTTCTGCTTTCTGGGCTTGTTTGCCGCCCGCCCGGACGATTTCAGGCGCGCCGTGGACGAGACCCTCTAAAACGGGGTTTCCGAGCAAGTCGTGCGTTCTGATGACGTTTGAGACAGTCTGAAACGCAATACCATCTGCTTTGCGCACAAAGCGATGCTTGCCGCACTCGACGTCGAGCCAGCGAGTGCCGTCCTCTTCTGCTGTCAGATACATTACTTGGTGCGCGTCGCCTTCCCAGGCGCTAGCGCCGCGTGCGCTCAGATCGCGCAGGTCGCCTCTTTTGAGCACTTTAGCTGTGTGGCCTACGCCGATGATCGGAATCCCCTCAAAACGCTGTTTAAGCAGCGCGATGGCTTTGCCGACTTCGCTGTTATCGTTTTCGTTGTCTAAGTCGATTGAAGAGTTAAGCGTGTCGATCGCGACTAGAGGGCTCGCGCTGTAGGTTTTTCCGTTGACGGGGTTAACGTTTTCAGTGCTAAGGGTCTGGTAGAGTGGGGCGACTTTGACAATAGTCTCTGGAGCGAGGCGTGCAGCGCGCACGATGTGAAACCACGATGCAACGTCTTCTGGCGTGCAGCTTCCGAATTCTCTGCTTTCGAGCATCGAGCGCAGTATGCGCATGACTTGATGCTCGTCTTCTGTCACGTAGATGATTTTGCGCCGCAGCAGGGGCTTGAGCGGGTCTTTATGCTCACAAAGATGTGCTACGCGACATAGCAGGGGGACAAGCTGCGTCGTTTTCCCTGCACCCGCTGATCCAGCGATGATAACAACGCCTGCTGCTAGTATCCCGTCTAGGACGTACTCAGTGGGCTTGAGCGCGTTTAAATCGACGGGGACGAACTTCGCCAAGGGGTGCTCGTTATTATCGCCTGTAGCGTCTGTATTCGCTAAAACAGGATCAAACTTCGCGACAGCACTCATTACAGAGCGTTTTATGTCGTTGTAGCGTGTTTTCCAGCGTTCAGAGCCATCGTTTGCCGCTTGCATGATGCCTTGCAGCGTAGCGATGATGTTGTACGAAGTCATGCCACGCGAGTGATATCGCGCAGCTAAGATGTTCAGGGACTCGTGGTAGGCGTTTCCCGAGACGACGTTAGCGATGTACGTTTCGTCTGGGATGCGTTCGGCGGTTGAAATAATTGGCGATTGGGGGACGCCTGACAAGCCGCTGAAAACCGCGTCGGTATTAATTCCGATGGACGCGCAAAAGTCGGCTACGGTGACCTTTACATGCGGGTTCCATGCGTGCAGGACACAGTCAAAGTGGGGCGCGTATTTAGTGTTCTTGCCTACAGGCAATCGCACGTAGCGCACGAGATTGTTGCCAGATACGTCAAGTTTGATAAGTTTCTGCGTGTTTAACGCTGCGTGCAGGCGCTGTGCAATGTCTTTGTCTGTGACGGGATCTGCGAGGATGTAGCCGACTTGAAACTTGCCGCTTGAGGTTTCCAATCGCCAGCTCGGGGCGAGATCGCACTCGCCAACATCGTCAAGCACGATGCACATGAGGCGCGAAAAGTTATCTGCGCGTCGTTTCTTGATCCCGTTCGCGTCTGCTCTTAGTGCTGCTACGCTAAAGTAGGCATTCGCAAACGGGGTGTCCTGTACGTGCTCGGGGTACGTTCTTGCGCCCGACCACTCGCCTTTTGACGGGTCTGCTGCAAAGGCTGTTGTCCAGCAGTACTCGTCTTGCGCGAGATCGCTGAAGATAGCTCGCATGAACTCTTGATTGCTGACTGCATGATCCGATCGCTGAGGGATCATGCGTCACCCGTTGGTGATGGTTTCATTGTGCCCGCTCCTTTCGCGCCTCCTGTTGGTGTATGGTGGGTGAACGGCCGGCTGCGTGGAGGGGGACGCTTTTCGCCAGGGGGATCAATCCCCGGCTAGCCGCCGTTCGAAGCGTGATATTACACGTTTGTTTTCGTGCAACTTTGCTCTAAATATTCAGACAGCTTTGCGAGCGTGTGCGAGCTGACGCCAGAGACGATGCCGCGCTGAACGCGCCAGATTGTCTGATAAGAGAGACCTGTGGCACGAGCGACTACGCGCGGTTTCCTATCATGCAGTGCTTGCTGAGCTTGTTGCAGCGTGAGCATTGTGGTGACTCCTGAAGATAAAAGTAAAAAACTTATACAAAACTGTTGACAATCATAGCAGAAGCGTTTTAAGATACAACCACTGGCTAAACGGATTTCCCGACCTGCCAGATAGTAAGGAGAGGAAAAATGTTTTTCCACATTCGCAAGATCGCACGTGGCTGGTTTGTCTACAGTTCGCCAACCGCTCAGATTGGAAACCTGACGTTCGTTAATTGCTTCGGAACTCGCAAGCAAGCGCAAGCGTTAGTTGAACAACTTTCTGGGGGATCAAAATGAAACTCTCAAAAAAACGCTTGTACCTCAACAATCTGCTGGGGCAGTCGCCGGACTATATTCGGGCGAATATTGCCTTGCTGGATTATCTTACGCCAACCCAAAAAGCACTGAATATGATTGCTTTGCGTATTAAGACTAAGGCAAATTGAGTCACAGCAAATGACTAAGAACAGAGACGCAATCAAAACACAAATCGGCGAAATCGACACGCATATTCAAGGCATATCGTGCCAAATCAAGATCGTGTCATACGTGCATCAGCGACCGCTCGGACGCTCGGCAGATAGCGACTGGGACTGTTACGGATACACAGATTTCGAGTACGAAGTGCTGGATCGTCGTGGCTATCGCGCTGCATGGCTTGAGCGCATGATGACTGACTCAGATCGCGAGCGCATTGAGATCGAGATTGAAGAGTACAAGCGCGATGAGCGCGAATCACGCGAGGATTACTGAGCAATGAACAACGACATCATATTTCGCAAAGCGAGCGCAAAAGAATTGATTGCGTATGCTTCGAAAAAAGCCGCAGAGAGTTTCCCGTCATCCGCTAACGAAGACTTTACGCGCCGTATGCAACTCGCGCATGAAACGGGAACTCTCGCCGGCATTATCTATGCGCTAGTGAGTGAGATCAGAATCCTGCGTTCACGCAATCACGATATGCAGATGACGATTGATCGTTTTATAAGCATTCGTTGATTACGCACGTTTTACACACAGATTACACACTAATTACACAAACTGCGCTAACTGGATAACCCGAACTGCGCAAAGCACCGATCACCAGCAATGGTGATCTTTAAGGAGAGCCAACAATGGCTATCAACATCAGAAGTACGGCAGACATTCACGCAAACGGCGTCAAACTGCTTTGCTACGGCATGGCGGGATCAGGCAAAACATCGCTCATACCGACGCTGCCGAATCCAGTTGTCTTGTCTGCCGAGGGCGGTCTGCTATCAATCGCAGGAGCGAACCTGCCGTTTATCGAAGTCAGCGACTACAAGACGCTGATGGAGGCTTACGACTGGCTCACAAGCAGCGAAGAGGCCGCGCAGTTTGAGTCTGTCGCCATTGACTCGATCAGTGAAATCGCCGAGGTCGTGCTGAATCACGAGAAGAAGATCGCAAAAGACCCGCGTCAGGCATATGGCGCTATGCAGGAGCAGATGGCAGGCATCATTCGCGCTTTTCGCGACATCAGCGGCAAGCACGTCTACATGACTGCGAAGTGCGAGAAGACAGCAGATGAAACGGGCAAGATTCTGTACTCGCCGTCAATGCCGGGAAACAAAACTGGCCAGGCGCTTCCATATTTTTTTGACGAAGTGCTTGCTCTGCGCGTTGAAAAGGATTCAGAGGGCGTCTCGCAGCGAGCACTCATGTGCGACAGCGACGGTCTATGGCTCGCGAAAGACCGCTCAGGTCGCCTAGCGCAATGGGAAGCGCCCGATCTCGGCGCGATCATCGCGAAGATTGGGGCTGCTCATGACTAATGGCGCTCTCTATACGCCTACGGGCATCAAGTCGATTCATATTCTCGCGCAGCAATGGCTCGATGCGAAAAAGGAGGAAAAGCGCATCATCGAGCATCGCCGCAATGTCGAAGATCAGATTGTCGAGCACTACGCGATTCAGAAACAACATGAAGGCACGCTGCACTACGAGATTGGGCCGATGCGCGTGGACATTACGGGCCGCGTTGATCGCAAAGTTGACGCTGCGAAGCTGCAAGACATCGCAGCAGAAGCTGGCTTAACTGAGCATCTGTCAACGCTGTTTCGATGGAAACCAGAGATTGCAATGGCGGCATGGAAAGCCGCAGACGAGAGCATTACCCGACCACTGCTTGATGCGATTACGACAACGGCTGGAAGGCCATCGTTTTCTATCAAGATTTTAGACACCACTAATCAAACTCAGGAGTAACAAAAATGGCCGATATCGGAATCACTTTTAACGTCGAAGAGATGCCCCAGAGCACGGGAAACTTTGAGCCCTTGCCCGCTGGCTGGTACTCTGCAACGATAGCTAAGGCAGAGATCAAGCCCACGAAAGCGGGCACGGGTCAGTACATCGCGTTGCGCCT